TTTATCGAAGCTGGTACTGAATTAGTAGAGATAGAAAGTGGCGTAGTGCGAAATGAGTCTGGAGGACTTGCTTTGCGCTCTGCTATAGAAACAGCCGTATTAGAAATAATCAGGGAGGGTGAACAAGCTGACTATTGGAGTTATAAATGAGAAAACTTTTACCCTTACTATTAGTTGGTTTTTTGTATGCTGATAACGAAGTTTACATTGACCAATCCGGTAATAACGCAAACATAGACATAGAACAGTTAGGTTCGTCTAACATTATTGGTGGACTAAACGCTGTTAGTGGTACTATGACCGCGCTTGACCTTGACGGTTTAAATCTTACTTTAGATATAAATCAAATAGGTAGTTCAAACAAATTCTTAGGTGATATTTATGGAGATAGCATTACAGGTTTTTTTGAATTTGATGGAGATAGCAACGTATTTGATATACAAGTAGACCCAACTAATACATATGGTGCAGATTCAGGTAACTACAATGTAGACGTAACTGGTTCTAGTAACGACTTTAATTTAAACGTCGGTACTAATGCTTTAGCTTCGACACTTGACTTAGACTGGATAATTAATGGAGATAGCAACTCGTTTGATTTTGACATTGATTATGACCTAGGAACATCTTATGTAGATGTCGATGGGGACTCTAACTCAATAACATTTGACGGAAGTGGATATCAAAATGGATATTTCTATCTTGACCAAACAGGCAACAGCAGGACTTTTAACATTACGCAATCATCTACATTGGCTAGGGATTGGCTTAAGATTATGTCTAGCGGCAACAATGGTACTGTGTGCGTTGTTCAAAACGACGGCGGTACAAGCACAAGCTGCTAATATTGGAGACATATCTGAGCTAAACGGCTCTGCTGAAGTAATACGAGATAAGCCCTATGGGGCTGAGTTAGACTTTGGTATCCAACAAATGGACGATGTTCGTACTACTACGGGCCGTGTAGGTATTACTTTTTTAGACGACTCTATCGTACGACTAACTGAACACTCTAAACTTGTAATTACTAAATATGTATTTGACCCTGACCCTTCAAAAGGAGAAATGGCTTTACAGTTTGCTAGTGGCACAGCTAGATTTGTTAGTAGTAAATTTAATCGAATAGATAAAAGTAGGATACGGCTATCTACACCTACAGCTGATATAGCGATTAGGGGAACAGATTTTACTTGCACCGTAGATGAGTTAGGTCGTAGTCTAATAATATTATTGCCAGACGAAAACGGTATATCTAGTGGAGAGATACTTGTAACTACTGCAACAGGTAGTGTTACTCTTAATAAACCTTATCAAGCTACTACTGTAGAAGTATGGGAAACTGCGCCTACTAAACCCGTAATACTTGATTTAACTTTAGATGTAATAGATAACATGCTTATTGTTACGCCTCCAGACGAACAAAAGTTATCCACAGAATCATCCACAACGTCTGTAGCAGATAGTGGAGCAATATTAGATATTGATTATTTAGAGTTTAATGAGCTAGAACAAGATTATTTAGCTGAAGATACTTTGGAGTTTACAGAGCTTGATATAAACTTTTTAGATGTAAATTTCTTTGAAGATTTACTAGCAATAATAGAAGAAATAGATGAATTAGATACTAAAAAATTGACTGTAGGCACTTCAATACAAGGCACAGAAATAGGACAAGATTTAGAAACACAGATAATAACTTTACTACAAGGAGAACAAATAGCTTTTCAAAGAAAAGTTAACCAGAACGCTCAGTTGACGGTTAATAGTGCCCAAGGTTACACTATTATTTTAATACAGGACGGTAAATACCAACAGATTGTAGTAAACGGTGGAGGAAACTCTACCATAACAATTACACAGGGGTCAGGATGAAGAAATGGATTTCATTGCTTAGTATACCTATACTATGTGTACCCTTGTTATTTAACTGGGAAGTAGTTGAAACCCTTAAATTAAAAACTTTTGATGCTCTTGTACAAACACCAGAACCAAGTGGCATGTTTGTTACATTAGACATTACAGAAGAAGATGTTTCCATGTCAGGCGGCTGGCCATTTCCACGCCAAGACCTTGCGCAACTTCACTTAGACCTCATAGATGCAGGGGCTTGGGGAGTTGGATGGGTGGTCGCCTTTCCTCAAAAAGATAGATTTGGAGGAGATGATGATTTTGCATACGTGCTATCGGGCACACCAAGCGTTATTGCAATGTTTGAAAATGACAGCGCTAATTATCCTCCTACAACAGGCACTGTTATATTAGGTGATGGAATACCTATACAAGCTATAGAATCTAATGGGGTGGTGCAAAATACACCTAAACTTGCAAATGCAACTAGTGAAGGTTTAGCAGTAGCACGTACCGAAGTAGATAAGTTAGTAAGAAGACTACCTTTATTATTACAAACACCAAATGGTTGGACACCTTCTTTTGGTATAGAAGTAATGAAAATAGTATCTAGCTCTGATACTTATATTATTAAATCAGAACAGGGCCAAATAGTAGAACTTACTCTACCTAACTATGCACAAATTCCAGTAGATACATTAGGAAGAAGATGGGTATCGTGGATTGATACCCCTACCACTACTTTACAAGAAATGGATGTAAAAGATAGGTTTGTATTTATTGGGGTAAGTGCAAAAGGAGTTATGCCGCAAATAGCTACGCCTGACGGTTTAAAATACCCACATCAGGTGCAAGCAGCTCTTGCAGAAAGTATGACGGTTGATGTACCACAAGTACCTGGGCCTGCTATTTTTTATGAATTTTTAATTTTAATATCTGTTCTTACAATTACAGTTTTGTTAATACGTACATGTACGGTGACTGTTACGGCCGTTAGCATACCTAGTGTACTTGCAATAACAGCAGGTAGCGGTTATTACTTTGTTATAAACAACATGCTTATAGATGTTAGTTATAGTATATTATCAACCATATTTATATCTATACCCGAACTATGGTTGCGTTTTAGAGAACAATATAAACTTAGACAGCAAATTAAAAAACAGTTTGAACACTACCTTGACCCAAGACAAGTGGCTCAACTACAAAAAGACCCTAGTTTATTAAAATTAGGTGGAGAAAAACGTACGTGTACTTTTTTGTTTACTGATGTAAGAGGATTTACAAATTTATCTGAAAAACTAGAACCTGAGCAAGTTACAGATATAATGAATAAAGTGTTGACTGAACAAGTTAAATGTATACAAGCCCATGGAGGTATGGTTGATAAGTTCATAGGCGACGCATGTATGGCCATCTTTAATTCCCCCCTATTAGTAGATGAACATGAGCAACGTGCTGTCGCCTGTGCCGAAGATATGCGTACAGCTATTCACATGTTACAAAAAGAACTTCCCGAACCAATAGCAATAGGCATAGGTGTAAATACAGGTGAGGCAGTAGTCGGTAATATGGGAAGTGACACGAGGTTTGATTATTCTGCTATAGGAGACGCTGTTAATACTGCTGCAAGATTAGAATCAGCAACTAAAGAAGCTGGTGTAGATATATTAGTTGGAGAACGTACAGCTCAAAAAGTGGACAAATGTTCTTTGCACGGAAAAATTAAGGTAAAAGGTAAACAAAAAGCCCTAAAAGTGTATACTATATAAATGGCCAGAAACTATAGGCAAGAGTATGACAGGTATCAAGGCACTGCTAAACAGAAAAAAGCTAGAGCTAGACGTAACGCTGCAAGAAGGCTTATGATGAGGCTAGGTAAAGTTAGAAAGGGTGATGGCAAAGATGTAGCACACCGAGATAACAATACTAAAAACATAAAAAGAAGTAACTTACGCGTACAAAGCGCTTCTTCGAACCGTTCTTTTGCGCGTACAAAAAAAGCTAGGAGAAAATAATGAGTCATTGTATTAATGCACCAGTAAAAAAAATGTCTATGAAAAAAGGCAAGAAAAATAAAGGCTATACTAAAAAGAAAAAAGGGAAAAAATAATGCCTAGGAAAAAAACTACTAAAAAGAAAACTAGTAAGAGAAAAGGAGCTACTCCTACTAATAAAGCTTTATATGCAAGGGTAAAAGCCGAAGCTAAACGAAAGTTTAAAGTCTACCCCAGCGCATATGCTAATGGGTGGTTAGTAAGAACTTACAAGAAGCGTGGTGGCGGCTACAGATAATGGCTAAACCTACTGGTGGCCTAACCGCATGGTTTGGTAAAGGGCCTAAAGGAGATTGGGTTGACATAGGCGCCCCAAAGAAAAAAGGTAAGTATCAACCTTGTGGTAGAAAGTCTGCAAAAGGAAAAAGCAAACGTAAATACCCTAAATGTGTACCAAGGTCAAAAGCTCGTAGTATGACTGCAGCGCAAAAAAGAAGTGCAGTAAAAAGAAAACGTGCAGCTGGTAATCCAGGAGGGAAGCCGCGTAATGTAAAAACTATTGTTAGGAAACGAAAACCTACAGTAAGAAAGAAAAGGAGAACTCGTGCCAAGAAAAAAAGCTAAAAACATAAGAAGAACAACTAAAGGCAAAGGTGCTAATTATAGGCCTACTAAATCTGGTGCTGGTATGACCAAAAAAGGTGTTGCTGCGTATAGAAGAGCTAACCCTGGGTCAAAATTAAAAACTGCCGTAACAGGTAAAGTTAAAAAAGGTAGCAAGGCTGCAAAGAGAAGAAAGTCATATTGTGCTAGGTCACTAGGACAATTAAAGAGAAGTTCAGCAAAAACTAGGAATAATCCTAACTCTAGAATACGTCAAGCAAGAAGACGTTGGAAATGTTAGTTTTTTAAAAAATTGACCTTACAGCGTTTAATCTAATGCATTTTTAAGGCATAGTCCTTGTGCTGATATCAAAAACACTTAAAATGCAACACAGAGCGTCTCCGTGCGTTTTATACAATTTTAGTTTTTTCTAGGGTTTTTATGAGTTTATTTAGGTACCATTGAGCTTTTTTTAGGTCTTCAAGGCCTTTTTTGTTTTCATAACGCCAAATATACTTTTGAATGTTACCTTTTAAGTAACCTCTAAATGCCTCGGGTGTCATACTTTCTTGAATTGCCACAATACATTCTACGTTTCCTGTGTTGTAATGTGGAGGTGAGTTGACCATGTCTTTCATTAATACTCCTTATTTAATATATTGCCACCATATTATGGCAATTGCTGTTAATACTGTATACATACCTGCAAAAATTAATAAATCAATCATCTTTTTCTCCTAAACAATGTTTTGTAAGTGCTTCGACAAACGTATTAAATGGCACACCATTGGCTTTTAAGTTTTTTAAAGTAATAAATTTAAGATTAAAATCTTCTGTTACATATATTAGTTCTGGTGTACCAAGTACTGCATATGTAAAAATATTATGTTCTTGTTGTTTTGTTAGCCAAAGGCGTTGTTGGAGTGATAAATTAATTTCTATTTTAGATTCGTCTTTTTTAGGTAAAGTATTTATATATTTGTATTCTATAAAACAATGACCTTGTGGACCAGAATAGAAAGCGTCAGGTACGCCGCCGTGATATGCGTCGTTAATTTTCCAACGATAGATAGATTTAGATAAATGCTTGTGCACTTTATTGATGAACTCCTTTTCTTTCACACAAGGAGTATAGCATACGTACATAGGTGCGACAGGATACGTCGCACCCGTACGTGAGTGTATAAAAGAATTATGAACCAACAGACTCTAATGCTTTTGCATTAAATGTTTTATCATAAAAAGTTTTTACACTTGCGTGTGTGTCATCTTTGACCCAACCTACATTAGTAACAGAAATGTTCATAAATTTCTGTCCTACTTTGTTAGCTGTTTCAACTGATTCCATTTTCCAAAGAGAAGAGAATCTATCGCCACCCAATTTTGCAATTTGAGTGTTCCATTCTCTAGATACTCTTAGCTTAGAAGATGCGCAATCAAACAAGAAAGGTATATCAGATACTTCTCCTGTTGTTTCGTCAACCTTAAGAAGCGTATGAGTTTGTGTTTGTGTAATTTCACAATCCTCTAGTTTCTTATCGGCTTCTTCTACGCCAGAGATAGCTTCATCTCTTGATGCATATGCACCAATTAAGCCTCCGCCTTTCTCTCTTTTTCCCCAAACTACGTATTCTTCTTTAAAGTATACGTTTATAACGTATATAGATTTACCGTAGTTTTCTCTAGTTACAGTGTTTATAAAGTCGCCAACTTTGGCTCCCTCAATATATTCACTGTGGTTTTCGTCTACCTCGTTACTAACTCTTTGGAGTTGTTTAACTCGGGGGACCATCATGTGCTCAGAGGAAATGTTTTCATTCCCTAAACCAGCACTTGCTTTTGCGTGGGCAGGCATTGCCTTGCTCACTATACTTATATCATTCGACATATTTCATTCTCCTTATATCATGATACGTTATTATAAAGACCTGTAATTAATACGGGTCAGCTCTGTGCTTTTAACACCAGGTACATTCGTACCAGATGCTATAAGCTCTCTGTAGGCTGTTGATGACATGCGTTTGTGCAATAATTCAAACTGGTTAGTTTGGCTTATATGCTCAAATACATCGTCCCAATTTTCTACAGTTGGCACTACTTCAGTTTTAATTGAAACAGTGCATATGTCATTAGATATTTTATCGAGCCCTTGCTCTTGTAATCTAATGGCAATCTTGTGTTCAAGCTCTTTCTTTTGTTGTGTAAAGACTTTTTCTTGAGCTTGTAAATCTTTTATAGCATTTCTAGTTGTGGCTAGTTCTGCTAGTAAATCAGTCAGTTTTTCCATGGTTTTTTACCTCGCTTAATATATGTAATAAATTTTCCATTCGCCCTAGTTTAGTATTTAGCTTTTTATATACTTCGGGCTCCCAAGTATTTTTAGCTTGTATTAATATAGTTTCGGTTTTTTGAGTTTGACCTGCTCTATATATACGTTGGTTAAATTGTTGAAAGTGTTCTGCATTGTAAGTTGGCGAACACCATATAACTGTATTAGCTTTTGTTAATGTAAGACCATGTGATGCAGATTGTGGGTGGCAAAACAATACTTGTATTTGACCAGCTTGAAATCTTGCTACAATGTCTTTTCTTTTTTCAGCTTTAACTGTGCCGTCGATAACTTCGTATGTAATACCTTGTTGTTCTGCTAGCTTAATTAGTGCGTCACGTTCGTGTCGCCAATTAAATGCTACTAAAGAATGTTTACGTTGTTCTACAAGTGTCATGACTATGTCATAACGTTCTTGATGTATAAATTGTACTAATTTATCTTCATCATACACAGCGCCTGTAACTAGTTGTAATAACTTTTTAACACGAGCTCCCGCATGTACAGCGTTTACTGTGCCTAGTTTTGTGTAGAGCACAGATTCTTCAGCTAATGTGTTGTACATTTTCTGCACCTGGGGTGTAAGTTTTGTAACGACTGTTCGTTTTATGTTATCGGGTAAATCAATACAATCTTTTAGTTCATAACGTATAGATATATCTGATAATTGTTTTGCAACTGCGTCTTCTGCACCAGGTTTGTCTATCCATTCATTAGCAAAGCCATTGAAACGTGGCGTACAAACTTGATGACGAAAAGCATAAAAGCGTGCACCTAATCGTTGCCCATTGTCTATGAGCAACGTTGGATGCCAAATATCTAGAATAGTATTACTATTAGGAGTACCAGACATGGCAATCCTATTAGTAAAATGTGAGATGATATTTTTGAGATTTTTACTACGTTGGGCTGTGCGATTTTTAAAAGCGGTAAACTCGTCAATAATAATTGTATTGAATTGCTTACAATACTGTGTATTTTTTGATAAAAACTTAACAGCTTCGAAGTTAGTAATGACCATATCGAGGTCAGTTTGTTTAAATATTTTTTCCCTGTTTTTAGCATATGCTACTCCATATTTTATATCGGGTTGGAACTTTTTAATGTCTTCCCCCCACGCTGCTTCCAATATTGAAAGTGGCGCTAAGACTAATGTCTTGCCCCCAAGTATAACATGAGCGTCTAAACATGCACGAGTTTTACCTGTGCCAGGGTCAGAAGTAATTAAACACTGTTTAGTGTCAACTATAAAATCTGTGGTTTTTTGTTGATGCGCGTAAGGCGCTGGGATAGATACATCTTCCATTTTTCATTCTCCGTTGGTAGTATTCTGTGTTTATTGGTTGAATACTAAAAGTTAATTATAACCTATGTAATGCCCCATTCGCAATAGGGATTTTCTCCTTTACCAAATGAACACCACCTACAATTTACATTAGAAGGGTTTGGTGGAAATTTAGTTGCAGTAGTCATTACTGTAGCTCTTTGATGTAAGTTTGGCATAAATACCATAGCTTCATCACGAGTATATATTTGTTCTGTTGTTTTACCATGGTCTAAATACCATAGTTCTGTTTTTACAATTTCTAGTTTTGGGTATCTAAAAAAACTAGCAATTGCATAGGTAAGTGCTTGTTGGCTATGGCTTATTTCATTACCAAAATATTTACCTGTTTTGTAATCTATTACACGAGCTGATGTTTCTGATTCATGCATTAGTGCGTCTAGTTTTACTCTAGCCCACACATTTGGAGCCATCCAACCACATGTTTCCCATTGTCTTGTAAAGCCCCAATCTCCCTCTAGTTCTACAACACCATTTATAAACTCTTCTCGTAATACTTCGAATTGTTTTTTAAATTTTTGTAAGGTATCGGGTAGTTCGCCTAGTTTACCAGAAACATAATCTTCAGCTTGTTGGTGTATGTCGCTACCGCGTGCAGCAGCAGGTCCATAATCTTCTTTGATACGTTTTACTTTTGCAAGATAAGTTTTGTATGCGCAAGTTTCAAAGACTTTAAGAGCAGAATGAGACCAAGCTGGTACATGACCAAGCTCGGTGTCATCATTTACTTCGATAGCGTCTATTAAATCAGGTCGCTTTTCTTGTGTTAAAGAGTTCAAAGTCTCGGTCATTAAAGTGTTCTTTTATTAAATCGTCTTTAATATTATTATCTAGTTTCCAAACTAATACAACTCCACGAGGAGCGCTAGCTGTTCTGTCTTTGCTTACGCGTTTACGAGAAGTTTTGACGTTTAATCTAGACATAGCTTTTGCAAAATCTCTATTAGATAATTTATTTCTACTGTCTGTCATAACATCATATATCATTTTAAGATGTGTCATTGGTATAACAATTTCTTGTCCTACAGTAGAAAGCCAATCTTTTATATATCTTTGAGCCGTACTTATGCCACCAGCGTCAAAAGTATTTGTAAGTGGTATATCTAATATTTCTGTAAAATATTCTAAATTACGCATACGAACTGCATTTGCAAATTCTTCTAACACAGACATAGAAACTTCTTTCATTTCTTTCTTCGCGTCGTTTTCTAATGCTGTGTGTGCCATACGTTCATTCACCTGAAATTTTTCTAATATCCCTGCAAGAATGTAAAGTTCGGCTTGTAACACACTCAAATCTTCCAATAAGTCTTTGTGTGCCTCCTCTATCTTAACTTCTTGTCTAGGTGCCACATTATATCTTCTATCGCTGTCTTCTATCTTGACTGCGTCTCCTCTGTTTGTAAGGAATAAAAAGTTAGTAAATGAAGGCATTTCAATCTGATTTGAACGCATAGCACGTACAGTAAGAGTTGGTTCTGTTATTTGATGTTTAAGCTTGTCAGCCATTCTAAGTGTATTACCAGAATCAGCCATGCGAAACTCGTCAACTACAAGAAACAAAGCTTGTCTCATGTACAAGTTAAATTGTTCTTCTATATTTTCTAGTGCTCGCATTGGTGTTTGTTGTTCTCCAAATAGAGGTTTAAGGACTTTGTGTACAAACAAACCTTTACCAGTGCCTGGAATGCCTGTAAATATCCAAGCAGTCATAGCTTTTCGTTTGTTTTGGTATATATAAGCTAACCAATTTACAAAATGCTCAAACTCTGGTTTTCCATTACCGAGCACATGCATAACTAATTTATAGAAGTTAGGCACAATTTTTTGCATTTCTATAGCAGTGCCATATTCTAATTCTTTTACATTTTTATTAGCGTCTAACATGTATTCTGTTTTTCTAAACAGATTTACGTAGTAAGGTACTTCTTCAAGTTGAACACCTTTGTCATTAGTAGGGTCAAAAACAACCCTAGCGTCAGGAATATAGTCCATATTAGGACGCCCATGAGAACGCATAAAGTCATTAACAGAGTTTTTAGTTGTGGGGGTAAGTGGAAATTCTTCTGTGAATTGATTAATTGTTTCATCATAAATACCATTAAAATATGTGTCAGTTGTAAAATCTCTTAAAGCTATAGGTTTAGTTTTAGCTTTAGAATCTATTTGGTCAGCAAATATTTCAAAAATGCTTTTGTAAAAGTCAGGGTCTGCTTTTTCTATTTCCCAAATAGGTTCTCCTTTGAAGTTGTACATGTAATGAGGGTTGGTTAATAAAAAGAAGTAAGCTCCGCTATCGCCTCCATTGATATTACAATTTACATATGGCGATGCAACTCTACTAATTTGTATAGTCATTTTATCAGGGTTTTGTAATACTTCTTGTAACTCTCCAGCTACGTTAACTGTAGAAAGTTTTTCATTACGCTTTGGTAAGTCTGCTTTTTTTCTTAAATTATTTTTAATTGTAAGGCTTAATGCATGAATTCTTTCTGGGTTAACATTATGTAAACATGAAGAGATTTCAAGGGTTGGCGAACTACGCTCGACTTTTACAAATCTTGAACCTGATAAAGGGTCTTGTACGTCAGTAAAAGTAGGTGGCGCTATATAAATAAGTTTACTATTGTCAGCGACACTAGGGTCTAAAACATAAGATAAGCTGTGACCATTAGCAGAAAGTTTAATATTTTCTGCCAAAAAAGTTGTGTCAAAATTAAGTAAACGCAACCAATCTTTTAATGTTTTAGGGTGCACAGGCATGTCCATAAAAAAGAATAGGTGTAAAGATACTGTATCTTTTTTAAATCCTAAAGACGCAGAGGCTTGGGCTACATACGAAACTCCCTGAAATACATCAGGTAATTGTAAAACTATTTGTTCTGCTACAGTGTCTATTCCAACATTTCCAGCTTTGTACGGAAGTCCGTCTATGTCTATTACAAGTAACTCTGTAGGAGCATTTCTGTCGGACATAAGAGCTCTAGACTCATTATGTAAAGGTTGTTTTAATAAACCTTTGTGCAAACAAGCTCCAGCTGCAGCTTGGTCTGTAAGTAATTTATAAAATTTATTAAAACCTTTTTTGTCAGTATCTACTTCATAGTGTTTAGATGTAAACTTTTTTACTAAAGGGTAAGGTTTAGTGCCGTCTTTAGTTATTTCTTTTGCTAAAGGACATTTAGCTTGTAAGAATGTTATTTCCATGTTTATTCCTCGTTAAATATTTCTTCTCTATCGATACGAATGTTTGCGTCAGCTTGAAAAGCTAACTTACATTGAGCTGAAGAAGTTTCAACTACTGTAATGTTACATATAGTTCCTTTGTCATTATATATAATTATTTTTGTGCCTTTTTTTCGAGTAAGGACTAAATTTTTATTTGTCATATATTTGACTTATGCCTCCCTCTGCATCGAGTGGTAAATCACTACACCATTCTGGTGGCGTACGCATAATGTTTAGTATCTGTTCCATTGTACCATTTGAATCAATGTCAGTTCCAATTGCAATAATTTCATCGTGTACCTGCATTACAATATCTACCTGTGGTAGAGTTTGTATGTCTAACATTTGGTCAGTAATTACAATTCTAGCAAGAGCTTGCACTACATTTTCTGTAAGCATAGGCCCATGAGTACGCGTTCTTTTTGGAAAGTAACTAGTTCCATATTGTTGTTGGTATGTAAATTCGTTTGAGTCAAAACTTAAAGTAGGATACTTCAATGACATTTGATTAGGCAAAACAATTTTACTTTTTTCAATAGACAAAGGGCCATATTGAACCCTGTTGTTGTGTAACATAAGAAATAAAGCGTCTTTCATTTTTGACCACAACATTGGTATGTTCGGGTACATGCCTCTGTACTGTAAAACAATATTTTTAGCTACCATTTCAGATACTTCAACTGAAGGTGAGCCTGTTTTTAAAGTGTCTTGGAATCTTTGGTGTCCCATACCATAACCCAAACCTAATATAGCAGTTTTACCTACATACCTTTCAAGTTTGTCATCTTTGGTAATTGTACGACCATATATTTGACTAGCAAATTCACAATATACATCTCTGCCAGTTGCAAAAGCGTCAAGTAAATCAGATTCTTTTGCTAACCATGCAAGCATACGTGCTTCAATGTTAGATAAATCTGCAATAAACAACTTTTGTCCCTCTGGTGCCTGTATTGCTGTACGTAATTCAGAGCCCCTGGGTAAATTTTGTAAGTTAAGTTTATCAGAGCCACCAAATCGCCCAGTATGTGCAGCGTAATAACGCAAAGGTATACTAAAAGTACCGTCAGGGTTGCACGAATCAATAAAACGTTGCGCTCTAGTTTCTTCAATGCGTGATTTTACTAATTTACGCGCTTCCCACAAATTATTATGCTCAGGGTACATAGCACACATTTGTATGTAAGCACTGTCGTTTTTACCAAATGCAGGTATTTGCTTACCAGTTGTTGGGCTTTTTTTTGTAGGAACTGTAATACCAAGACTTTCTAAATGATTAGCAAATTTTTGTGATGACGCAAGTATTTCTCTTGTACAACCTGATGAGCTAATAGCTTCTTTTGTACGAGTTGCTATTTTATTTTTATAAGAAATTAACTTAGCTCTATCTAAAATTAATTTAGGCTCTACAAACATACGTACAGTTAAATCAATTAAATCTAATTCTGACTTAGGATAAGATTGTGTATAAGATTTAAACAGGGCACAAGTTAAATCTACATCTTGTATACAGTAGCCTCCAATTTGTGCGTCAAGCTCTGGGTCAAGGTCTCGTATGCCTTTGGCATTTACAAGTTCTTCTCCCTTACGCATAGTTTCATCATTAGGAAACTCCCGTTTACAACAATCTTTTAAGCGTGCAGACGAATTCGGGTACAGACCACGGCTCATCGCCGCAGTGTCGTAATAATACGCTGGCCTGTGCCCGAAGTATTGTGTAAGAATATAAGCGTCAAACAGAGTGTTGTGGCAAACCAAGGCTGTATTAGCCCAATTAATTTGCTCCAAAACCGAAGGGGTTTCATCTTCTGAAAACCATTCTGTTTCTCCGTCATCTACTTTTATTCCCACGCCCCACACTTTGAAATCTGGGTGATTGATATATTGTACTGTAGACATTTTTGATAAAGTTACTTCAACATCGTAGTAAGTTTCGAAATCTAAATAAATTTTTTGCATTACAATTCCTCCTTGAATTGTTTCATTTTGGTACACCAGTCTTCATATTCAGAACGTTTTGCACGTTCCCAACCAATCTGTTTGCTGGTGTACATTGAATAAGCAGTTGATATTTTAACTAGTTTCCATTGTATAAATGGTAAATCATCTGGGTTGTTGTAAGTATAAGGGTGCACAGGGTTGCGCTTAACATATACATATTTAGGTGGGGTCATTTAATTACTCCGTTAATTAAACTTGACAAAATCTGTTTCTGTCTTTATGACTATAGATGTTACCTAATTTTGGGTGACATAACAACTAAAGGTGAAAAAATGGCAACATTTACAAGCGATATGGTCAGTGGTAACCAAGCTTTCAAGCCCTTCCCAAGTGGAAATATGGGTGTAAGAAAGGGAAAAATCACAATAAGCGCAGCACCTAACGCAAATGATGTTTACCAAATGGTAGATGTTTTTGCTGGTGAGACAGTCCATGGAGTATTCCTTAAGTCTAGTGACCTAGATGGCGGTACAGCTCTTGTTTGGGATGTCGGTGATGGTTCTGATGCAGATTACTACATCGATGGTTCAACATGTGGACAAACCGGTGTTGGTGATGAAACCGATGCAAATGTCATACCTAAAGAGTATACAGCAGATGACACAATTGATGTCACTTGCCAAGTAGCTCCAGGGTCAGACGTTGCAACTGGTACACTTGAACTTTGGATATACATATCTTAAGTTAAAAACGCATAGCCCAAGACAGGAGACTGTAAACTTGGGCTATACTAATGCCACTCCTTGGCATGTTAAATTAACTCTCTATCTCCCTCTCGTTTGTCGGTAGCCTGGCAAGGTTTAAACCGATTTTGCTATAGCTAGGCTCAATTGGTGGGCTTTTCGTCAAGAGAGTTAAACTTTTAATGGACAGAAGGCATGTTTTTAGAGCATTCTTTTATGTAATCGTCCCACGAACCGTCGTAAGCTTCTACAAATAAAACACACATTTTTACATCATCTTCTGACATTGAATACTTTTGTTCAGCCAAAGTTATACCAGTGTATAAGTCTCCTTGGTCTAGAACAAAGTAACCAATATCCATCATTACAGATTTAAGAGCTCCCATATTCACTCCTTGGGTACATTTCTTGAAACTTCATTATCGCTTGTTCTTGCGTTAATTGAGTTTCATTATTAACATTGCGTTCAAAATGAACAGCGTCAATCCAGTTAGCCATATTTGCTTCATATGAATATTCTGGGTTGTATTTCCATTCTTTAACAGATTCAATAGACATAATTAGTCCCCCATAAGTTTGTCTTCTAGGATAACCTCATTGATAGATTTTTTCAATGCGTCTGGCATAGCAGCTGTTGGTAAAGGCTTTACTGTAGCCTTTTTTACAACTTTCCTATTTAATCTATCTAAATATTCTTGAGGCACAAAAGCTGTGCCACCAGAGACTTCATCTAGAAATTTCTTAAGAGTAGTTATATCTTGCAACCAAATTCCAAATTCTTTGACTGCTTCGTCTACTTGTTTTTCTATAGTACCTACAGGAGAAAGAGATTCACACAAACCTGGGTCTGTAATAATTACGGCTCTATTAGCATAAGGCGCATATTGTTTTGACCTCCAACTTGTGTAGTCTACAGAAGTATTTATAGGCAAATAAAAAGGTTCTAGATTTTGTAACTTTACAGCTATATCTCCCTCTACATAGTTATCACTACATTTTGTTTGCTCATTTCCCTCATAGTCCGAGTCAGCATAAGGATATTGCCAATCACTTATGAAAGTAAGGTTTTCTGATATAGGTCTATTTGGATTACAAATGACTCCCATTTCTGTAGCAGGGTTGATAATAGTACTTTGTATATTATGATAATAACCGTATTGGCCTCCCGTACCGTATCTTTGCTCTATTTTTTGATACAACTCAGATACTTGTTCATTTAAAGCTACAAAAGCTTTAAAATCAGGGTCATCATTATGAAAAGAATCAATAATAAACTGAACTGCTTCAGTAACATTAGCTTCATCTCTTAATGTTTTATCTACCTTTTTACGATACAAATCTAATATTTGTTCTCGTAATGTTTGCGACATTTGTACACTAGCCATTGTTTTCCTCCTTTGCTCGTTTTACAGATTCATTAATTAAATATTCTGCTCTTTCTGATGAAGGAGCAGAGCTATAAGCTTGGGTTAGATAATAATCTAACCCAGTTGCTATGATATGAACTATGTCTAAGTGTTGAGAAGCCACTTCAGTTGCATTTTCTAAATTGTCTTGCAAATTGTAATGTGCTTTCTCTTTTTCTATTTCACTAGCCATTATCTACCTCTTGGATAGACCCGCTCCCATTTGGCAACAGGTCGATTAATATTAAAACGCCACAGTCTAGTTTTTTGTTTAGAAACTGTAAGTCGTTCGTGCCACATCAATTTTTTCATGATGAATAAAATCAATGATGCAGTTAGACCGCCAACCATGGCAGCAGCCATACCTGCAAAAGTGCCGTAAAAACAAACTAGTAAAGTAGCTGTAATAAGTACATCTACAAATACATCGTGTCCAATAGCTTTTCGTCCGCCTGCTTTAAGCGCAAGTAGTAGCAGACCTAGCGCGCTGAATATTCCTATCAATATCATTTTGTTGGTTCCTCCAATATAAATAAGCCATGTATCCAAACTGAATAAGCTCGATTAAAATCCAAAGTGCGGTTGTTAAACCAGCGACAATACTATGTGGTTGCATATCAACTCCTAAATAAAATGTAAAAAATTAAAGCCATGGTTAGTACAACCAAAGCCACCACGACAGATGCGTGTAAACTAGCAGCGAAACCAATCATTGCTAGTAATACAGCACCACCTGTCAATATCGATTTGATGTAATCTTTAAACAAAGATTTACATTTCAATAATTTCGCCATAAGGTGCGTCTCCTGTGTGTGTAGTTATCCATATAACTGGGTAACCAGGTGCTTTTCCAAAGTCGTCAGAGCACAAATCAGTAAGATAAATGCAAGCTTGGACTGTAGGAAAGTTTTCATTAATGTATTCTATAGCAGGGGAAAACCTAGTCCCTCCGCGACCTACAAATGCAACTTGTAAAGGCAAAGATTCACGAGTGTATTCTTTGTAATCAGTTACATCTGCGTCGCATTGTATAAAATGCACACGATTTGGGTTCAAGTCCCGAAGTATAGAAGATACTTCTGAAAGGTCTTGATTTAGTTCTTCAGCTGTACGAGAACCAGAGGTATCTGATACGACAGCAATTTCGTCTAGGCATGGATTATGCATAGAAGGAAGATAGATGCCTCTACCTATGAAACGCCTGTTTGGGCGTTGCCAAGTAAAGTCAGAATTATTATTGGAACGCAAGAATCTAGCAAGAACTGCTTTCCAATTTATTTTTGGTTGAACAACTTCGCCAACAAGTTCTTCAAGGTTTGCTGAAAGCTTACCGCAAGCGCGGGCAGCTTCAGCAGCTTGGTTAACAGCAACAGCAAGTTGGGCTTCGACAGCACCTTTTGAATCAATACTGTTGGCTGTTGGGTGGTCAAGGACACCACCACATTTGCCAGGGTCAGGATGTTTAGTATCTTGTTCTGGCAACAAAGAGTAAACATGTTCTGTTGTCATGTCATCATACTGAGAATCAACAAGACCACCGTCAGGCAAAAAGAAGTTTTCTTTTAGTAAGTGGTTGTTAATTACATAGTCAGCTGCGACATTCCAGCGTTCAGGTTGTCGTTCTTGTCTACGCGTATGATGCATTAGAACTACATGCATAACTTCGTGAGCAAGAAAACCTACTCTTTGTAATTCGTTTAGTTTCTCAAACCATTTTAAGTTGTAAAACAAATGAACACCGTCGGTAGCACCGGTAGGTTGTTCCCATTGAACTGGTTTAAGTCGTAAACATAAAGTGCCAAAGAAAGGATTATCTAGAACAAGTTTGGCTCTTGCTTTTATAAATATATCACTCATGTATAAGTTTACCTCGGTAAAAAACTATGGAGTAAGAAATCCCAAGCGTCGCTTGAAAGTTGGGCGCGCATATTTTCTAATTTGTAATCATTAGAATAAGACAACAACTCCCAACCAGGATGGGGCCATTCAGAAATAAATTTGTTATCTCCCCACCAGCGTTTATCTTCTGGAGAGTTAATCCTAAACCAACGACAGCCGTTTGGGATAATATAACCGTCACGTTCAATTATTTCATTAACAAGAAAACCACCTTGTCCACTGCCAAACCATATTTTAAATATGTCTCCAAGTTTAATTTCTAGGGGTAAATCATTTGGTCTATCAGGGTTGCCTAAACGCACATAAGAATACCTTTGAAGTCTTTCTCTGCCACGCTTTGGTATTTCTACTCCGTCTATAAGTACTAAATGGTGCATTATTCGTCTCCTAACAATGAATCAGTAAGTAAAACTTCAGAAAGCACATCCATGTCCTTACTAGCTATATCTGCAAGTTCTTGGTCTTTTTTCTTTCTGTTATCTTTTTCCATTACGCGTTGCATAACATCTTCTGGCACAAGAGCAGAATATTTGTTCTTGCTAGCCTTAAGTGCTTGATTTAAGGTAGTAAATTTACCCAAAGTTTCACGCAATGTATTTTTAAACTCATAAAGCTCGTTACGAACTTTAGAGTTATGCGAGTCAATCTCGGCACATGCAACAAAAGTTGGATGCGTGTTTTGCACATCTACCTGAATGGTTGAATAACCAGTGTTTACACAATCTGGCATTTCTATAGGAGTAGAAAGCTCAAGAGCGTAAGACTTGTTTTTGTCATAACTACTTATGTAATTACCACCTGCGTCATAACTTCCATTTTCATCTGCATTACCGTCTTCATCGTAAGTGTCAACAGAAGAACAGATTTCAACAGTAGTTATAGTAGAAGAACTATAGTTAGCTCTTATATCAGATTCTACAAGCCAAGTTTTATCTACAAACTCTTTAGTAAGAGTAGCTTTCTCCATAATACCTAGTTCTGAAATAATATTATCGCCACCAGTGGTTGGATAATCTTTTTCAGGGTTTTGTTTAGAAAACTTCTGACCAGCATTGCTGACCATTTTATCAATAAGTTTTTGCGACATTCTAACAGTAGCCATAATTTACTCCTTAATAATGGTTATAGTTTCTTGACCTGTTTCAGGGTCAACAATTACTTCTATTTTTATACTAGACATAATTAGCCTCCTTAAGCTATATCAGCATTTTCTTTAATCCAGTTACGCACATCTTCATGCTTACGCAAGCTGGCGTCACGAGAGAAAATACCTTTCATTAGTATTACTTGAAACTCTACAGGTATTCTGTTTGCAAGTTTCATGATGTTTTTTATGGTCGAGTCTTCAGCTCTTGTAGCAACAGCAGTAGCCAATGCATACAATAAAGCTGGATTATCGTTCTTTTTATACTCGCTAGGAGTTTGAACAATTTTGTCAATATCTGGTAGTTCGTCTGCAATCTCTTTGAATGCAATGAACTCGCCAGCTGGACCGTCGCCAACCAATGAAGATACGCCATAAAATATAACTTCATTGTCGTTGTCAGGTTGCATTGCTAGTTTCTTACTAACAAAAGCCCAAGAACGAGGTGTTGGAAATGCATATTCATCAGCACTAAAACTATTTAGTAAGTTAGGTCTGTATTGAACAAATGCAATAACATTAGAATCAATATTGTTCTGGTGAGCCCAGTCAACCCAGTCAGACAAAGTTGGTTCTAGTTTGTAATGCGATAGTCTGTTTTTAACAGGACTAGGCATTTGATAGACAGATGCTGAATCAGTTAGCTCGTTACCTGCGCTAATAATTGACCAGCCCATTGGCATTTTGTAATCGCCAATCTGTCTTGTTAGCAACAACTGCAAGAATGCATTTTGTGTTGCTGGTGGTGCAGTTGGCAACTCGTCAATAAACAAGATACCACGCTCGCCGTCGCGTTCTGCAATCGGGAACACATCTGGCACAGCCCAAGACGTAAACTTTTGAGAGTCTGGACTTGGTTGTTTAAGATATGGAATACCACGCACATCGACAGGGTCGAACAAGTTAGCACGAAAGTCTAGCAGAGCTATGTTAAGTTCGTTAGCTACTTGTTGTGGTATTTCAGATTTACCAATACCTGGGGCACCCCAAATCATGGTATTCAAACCAGCACGCATGTTGGTTTTGATTTCGTCCTTAAGGACAGTTGGACTAATAGTATGCATAATAATTCTCCTGTAAATGCAAATTAATAGAAATATCTAGTGTGTTAGATTAGCTCCGTTTATGAATAATCTTTACCAAGCACTTGTAACAAAACTTGGTAAAACCTCTGTGTTGTGAAAAGGAAGCGTCACGCACATCTAACTCGATTCCGCCGTCACTAGATAAACAGCTGTTGGATTCATCCACAAGAGGAAAATCAATGAATAGTTTTTGGTGTTTCTTTGTATAGTTCGTTGAACTTATCCGAGAGGGCCTCGGTAACATCAACATATTGTGTTAGACATTTAATAAACTCTCGAAGGTCATCTTTTGTCATTTCATACTGAATAGCAGAAATGATGATGACTCTAGCTAGTATATCAATGCTGATTGCAGGATACTGCTCACCTATCTGAGCTACGATACCTGCTACTTTTTTGAATTCTTCAATATCTTTATCTGACATAAAATCAGGCAATTCAATCTGTTTGTTTTTATAAGCCATTACTACTCCTCATGTTTGAAATGGTACATCTATTCCATATGTTATCAGCTATTTTGTGTCTAGGTATGTTAGCTGATGGTTTATATTGATGAATATTACTTTCAAGTGCATTCTTTGCATTTCTACCTTTGTTTCTAATTAATGGTTTGTTTTGTTTAGCTTTAAAAGCAGGACTTGCAGTATTGTGTAACCCGTGAAGGATTGTGCCGTCATATCTTTTATCTCTTTTGAACTTTGTCATAATGGTCTCCTTAAGTATAACATAATAATAAAATACACAAATACTTACGCTTGCGCCGTAGAGGCGCCACTACATTAAACGTGATACGTCTAGATTGTGTACCAGTGGTACCGCTTGTGTACCGGTATAGTGGTACACAAAAAAGCGAGTAAGAATAAGGGATATAGGACTGTGTACCGTGGTACCACTTAAATTAACATTTAAAAATGGTTAACGAACAACGGCCGACGGTCGGTAATAAATTACTTCGCTTATGAAATAACCGGTACCGCGGTACCACTGCGTATGAAACTGTGCTCGAGAGCCCAGCCTGACGGCAATAATTTGTGTACCAGCAGTGTGTACCGGATGGGGGCAAACACCCGGTACACGTGGTACACAGAAAGCTAGCTGCTTTCAAACGCAAAATCCACATCGCTTCGCGATGATAGTAGTTGATGATAGTAGTGCACACCCGGCACAGGCACACCAGGGCACACCAGGGCACACCGGGCCTGGTGATAGTAGATGGCACACCAGGGGCTATAGGGGGGTCAAGGGGGGTGTCCCCCCTGCGCGCTTTCGCGCGAATAGAAAAACAGCGCTCGCGCTGACATATAATAGGTTAAAAAAAGGGGTGATACCGAAATACTCCCCATAGCAATTAATAGCAATTTTCGTTGAGTATCTCGGTATCTATGATGCTATAGGTTTTCTAACCTACGCAAAATGGCTGATTGCAAGTCGTAGTATCTGAAAGCAAGTCGTTTATAATTTCTATAGTCTTTACTTCCAGTTTTAGACTTCATACAGTAGCTAGTATATTTAGCAAACAAATGTTGGTAGTGTGCTAAATCTTTATGTAGCTGTTTGATGTTTCGGGTTTCATGAGTTCCTGTCATTTTCAACTCCCTCAAAGTCAAACTCTGCTTGAGTATACTCTTTGGGTTGGTTGTTTTCAGGTGCTTGATAGCCCTCTTTAGTAGCGTCTAATGCATATGATAATACATTGTTAGCTTGTCTAGCAGTAAAACCAACAGCTTTGAAGCCAAGTTTTACTACTTTACTAGTAACGCTTCCGACATCACGAATGATGCCGAAAGCTGTAGGATTGGAGTGGTTATCGTTAGCCATTTAGATTCCCTCCTCCATGGTATCTCCAGTCTCTGGGTTAATAGTAACTTTTTCGTCACTATCGGCTCTGCAAAGATTGAGATAGAAAGGCATTGTAGCTGTAGGAGTTTTATCTTTTCCTACAAGAGGCTTTACAGCTCTGTGTAACAATTGCTGTTTAGCAATCATGTCTGCAAATCCGTCAGGTATGCCACCAATCATGCCTTTAGACCTGTCAGATTTGTTCTGAAAGTTAAAGCGCGCAAGGGTGACACTTCTGCCTTTGCTATAGACAGTTTTACCTGCCTGTGTGTAAGTATCTCCAGCTAGTAAAGGCTGGATTACGATTTCGGCGTAATCGAAATCTCCGTAATTAATCTCATTACTCATATTTTTCTCCAAGTAATTAAATTAGCGTATTCCGAACTTGAACAGAATGCCCAAGCCCTATACACAAATAAATAAACTTGCGAGGTAACGAGCCTATACATCTTATAATGCTACGATAAAATTCAATACAAGGTTCCAATGTTAGAATCGCGAAACTATAAACTGTAAAAGTGAAAAAGGGGAAGGGGGTGGAGCTGGGACTAGGTGGGACCCGATGCCTCAGCGATTTATAAAAAAATTTTCATAAAAAAATTTCTAATATTAGACAAACGTTACCTTTTGCTAATATAATCCTAATTTATATGTCATTATTAAAAGAAGAGATACCTACGGAAGTAACCGCCGAGGACCGTGCACAACTGCAATCTCACTTTCCATATGCTGGAATCAAACTAAATGAGCTTTCCGTACAAGAAGAAAGATTAGTTTTGTTCCATGTGCGTGGTATGAGTAAGGCAGCCGCCGGCCGTGCAGCGGGGTACAGTAACGTCGATGCGGTGTACGAGGCTTTTAAACGACCAAAGATTGCAAAAGCAGTAGAATATTTACGTAAAGAAATGCGAGAAGAAGTTAACTTCGATAAGTCTACTGCTACAGTTATGTATCTAGAAGCGCATAGAAAATCTGCAACTTCTACAGAAGAAAAAAATGTAGTAGATTCTTTATGTAAGCTTCATGGTTTGTTTACCCCAGATAACGCAACCCAAATAAATATAAACGTAGATAACATAAGACAATTAGAACAGTTGTCTGATGACGAACTTTTAAAAATGGCAGGAGTAGATAAAGATTATCTAGAGCCTAGCAATGACAAAAAAGATTGAATGTTATAAATGCCTAAAACTTTTAGCAGATAATTTAGTATTGCCAAAAGGCCTTTGCGTTTACTGCGCAGCTGATGAAGCCGACCAACTTCCTGCTACAAAACCAAAAGAGAAAAAACAACAGCCAGAAGTAGATATGGCTGTCCGTGCAGAACAAGAACTGGCAAACCGTATTTTGTCCAGAAAAAGACTATTACCTTTTGTAGAAAAATTTAATCCAGATTATCAAGCAGGTTGGGTTCATAAAGACATATGTAAACGTTTAGAAAAATTTAGCGACGATGTAGCCAATAAAAAATCTCCAAGGTTAATGTTATTTATGCCACCGCGTCATGGTAAATCTACTTTAGCTAGTATTGCGTTTCCGGCTTGGCATATTGGTAGGCACCCACACCAAGAATTTATAAGTTGTTCGTATTCCGGTTCTTTATCGATGAGCTTTTCTAGAAAAGTACGTCAATTACTAAGAGAGCCAAATTATAAAAAAATATTTGAAAAAGCTCGGTTAGACCCTGACTCTCAATCAATCGAATCTTGGTTAACTACTCAAGGTGGTGGTTATGTAGCAGCTGGTGTAGGTGGTGGTATTACTGGTAAAGGTGCGCACGTGTTGGTTATCGATGACCCGGTAAAAAACAGAGAAGACGCAGAATCAGAAAACAATAGAGAGTCAACATGGGATTGGTATACATCTACAGCTTATACTCGTTTAGCTCCTGGCGGCGGAATATTAGTTATTCTTACAAGATGGCATGATGATGATTTAGCCGGCCGATTGTTGACGGCCAGTGACGATGGGGCGGACCAATGGGAAGTAGTTAAGTACCCAGCTATAGCAGAACACGACGAAGAGTTTAGAGAACAAGGCGAGCCACTTCACCCTGAACGTTACAATACAGAATCTTTAGAAATGATACAAAAAGCTATTGGGCCTAGAGACTGGACGGCGTTATATCAACAGAATCCTGTATCAGATGAAGGTGATTATTTTACAAGAGAAATGGTTAGATACTATGAGCCAGAAGAAGTAGAGTATGACCGGTTGCGTTACTACTGTGCGTGGGACTTGGCTATAGGACAAAAAGACAGAAACGATTTTTCTGTTGGTATTGTAGTAGGGGTAGATGAGTACGATAACATGTACGTAGTAGATGTTGTGCGCGGAAAGTATGACGGTTTTGAGTTAGTAGAAAAAATATTAGACTTATATGAACAATGGCGGCCTGGAATTGTAGGTATAGAGAAGGGTCACATAGAAATGGCGATTGGTCCTTTTTTACAAAAAAGGGTTGCCGAAAGGGGCCTTCATGAAGCATACTTTAAGGACCTGAAAGTAGGAAGAAGAGATAAGGAAGCAAGAGCAAGAGCGATTCAGGGTAGAATGCAGCAAGGCATGGTATACTTTCCACAAGATGCAGTCTGGACTGGTACCATGATAGCTGAACTTTTACGTTTCCCGAATGGTACTTTTGATGACCAAGTTGATGCTTTAGCCTGGATAGGATTAATGATGACAGAGTTTGCTACATTTTACGAAGCCCCTGTTCACGTTCCTTCGTGGAGAGATAGGTTGCGTGTTAAAAGTAGTGAAACTAAACACAAAACTTCAATGAGCGCATAATGGCAACATACAAAGCAAAGAAAAAATTAAACAAAGCAGAAGAAGCAGATTTAGCTAAAAAACAATTTCAAGGCTACGTTAGAGCTAGAGATAGTGGCCATGAAGATTATATAGAAATAGCAAAAAGATGTGATGCTTTTTACAGAGGTGCGCAATGGGACGCGGCCGATGTTGCTACGTTAGATGACCAAGGCCGACCTGCTCTAACTATAAATACAATTTTACCAACTATTAATGCTGTACTCGGTGAACAAAGCACACGAAGAGCCGATATAAAATTTAAACCAAGAGGGAATGGCCAAGAACAAATAGCAAACGTGTTGACTCAAGTCTACATGCAAATTTCTGATAACAACAAATTAGACTGGGTAGAATCTCAAGTTTTTTCTGATGGCATAATACAAGACCGAGGTTGGTTCGATGTACGTATAGATTTTTCTGACCACATACAAGGTGAGATTCGGGTTACTGCAAAAGACCCATTAGATATTCTTATAGACCCAGACGCAAAAGACTACGACCCAAAAACTTGGAATGAAATCTATGAAACTAAGTGGATGAGTATAGATGAAATAGAAGAAGCTTATGGTCAAGATAAAGCAGACCGTTTAAGAATAGTTGCTGATTCTGGCTCTACTTTAGGTAAAGATTCTATGGAGTTTGAGCATGATGACAACACTTATGGAGATTCTGATGATGGGTATCTTGGACAAGAGTATTCTTCTGACCCAGAAAATGCTAGAACTTTAAGAGCTATAAGAGTTATAGAAAGGCAACAGTATAGATTAAAAGACTGTCAAATATATGTTGACCCTGTTGCTGGAGACGAAAGACCTATACCAAACAATTGGAGCGAAAAGAAGAAAAAAGAATTTGCTGAAAAGTATGGTCTAATAATGGCTACTAAGAAACAAAGAAAAGTGCGTTGGACTGTAACTGCTGATGTAGTAGTTTTGTTTGATGACTGGTCGCCGTATGACACTTTTACTTTAGTTCCTTATTTTCCGTACTGGAGAAGGGGACGACCATTCGGTATGGTACGTAATTTATTATCTCCACAAGAACAACTTAATAAAATTTCTAGCCAGGAATTACACATAGTTAATACAACTGCAAACAGTGGATGGATTGTTGAGGGTGGTTCTTTAGCTGGTATGACTGCAGATGATTTAGAAGAACACGGAGCAGAAACAGGGTTAGTTTTAGAGTTTAATAGAGGTTCTACCCCACCGCAAAAAATACAACCCAACCAAATACCTACAGGTCTAGATAGAATTGCTGCAAAAGCAGCTGGTAATATAAAAGCCATTAGTGGCATTTCAGATGCAATGCTTGGTACAGATTCTCCCGAAGTATCAGGCGTTGCTATTCAAGCAAAACAAAGTAGAGGCGTTATGCAAATACAAGTGCCTTTAGATAATCTACAAAAATCTAGATTATATTTAGCGCATAAAGTTTTACAATTAATTCAATCTTTTTATACTGAAGAAAGATTAATGCAAATTACAGATGAAGAAGACCCATACAAAACTAGGGTGCCGGTAAGGGTAAATGAAATGACACCAGAAGGTAGAATAATAAATGATTTAACTGTTGGTGAATATGATGTTATAGTTGGCACAGCTCCAGCTAGAGATAGCTTTGATGAAATGCAATTTGCTGAGGCTATTGCGTTACGTAGTGCTGGTGTACCAGTTCCTGATGATTTAATTGTAGAGTATTCACATTTATCACGTAAGGAAGATATAGCAAAACGTATTAGAGTTCTGCAGGGTATGGAGCCACCAAGCGAAGCAGAAATGCAAGTACAAAACTTTAGAATGCAGGCAGAAATGCAGAAGATACAATTAGAAATTGCTAAAATGGAAGCAGAAGTTGCAAACTTACAATCTGCTGCTCAACTTAATGTGGCAAAAGCACAAGGTACTGCAATGGACCCACAATTGAAAGTTGCTGAGTTACAGACTAAACTAGAGGGCAAACGAGAGGAGTTAAACCTCAGAAGAGAATTATCTGCTTTGACTAACCAAATGAGGGAACGTCAAAGTGACACACAAGCGGCAGCAAAGATTGCTACTGCAGCTATGAAACCTACAGGAGGTAATTAAAAATGGCTAAATCTAAAAAAACTGAATCTCAAGATATAGACAAGTTGGAGTTTGAGGCAATGCCTGGAGCAGACCCAATACCAGACGAAGACAAAGAAGGATTCAAAGTTGACATGAACTTTGAAGAAGAACCAGATACTTCCAAGGAGGGAGAAGAAAGTGAAGAAGTCGAAGAAGAGCAAGAACCTACTACTGATACAGAAGAGACGCAGGAAAGCGAACCTGAGGAAGGAGAAACTGAAGAATCTGAAGTACCAGAAAGTAGTGAGGAAGCAGGAACAGAAGAAACAGTATTGGAAAGCGATGCAGGAGATACACAAGAACCTGAAACAACAGCTTCTGAAGAAAATAAAGAGCCAATGATACCAAAATCTAGGTTTGATGAAGTTTTAGCTAAACAAAAAGCACTACAAAAACAATTAGCAGAGGCTACAGCTGTGCAAGAAGAGCAAGAAGCTGTTCCAGACTACAATTTTGATGAAAAAGAGACCGAATATCAGGAACTTGTGCTAAATGGCGAGACTGAAAAGGCTGCAGAACTACGAAATGAGATGAGAGCTGCTGAAAAAGCCCAATTAATGCAAGAAGTTAGGCAAGAAATGGGCTCTACAGTGCAACAAAATCAAGATTTAGTAGATTTACAGGTAAAAGCTGAAGAATTAATGGAAAAATATCCGTCATTAAATGAAAATAGCGCCGATTACAACCAAGAATTGCAAAATGAAGTGCTAGAATTGCGAGATGCCTTTGTTACTAAGGGTTATGTGCCAGTAGATGCGCTTACAAAAGCTACAAACTACGTTATGGGCATAAATGCTCCGGACCCAGCCCCTGCACCTACTGAAAATAAGAAAGTAAAAGAAGCAAAACAAAAAGCTCAAGTGTCTAAGAAGATAGAGGCGTCTAAATCACAGCCACCTACTTTACAAGGAGAAGGAGTTAACTCTAAAAAAGACACTAAATTAGACATTAGTACGTTATCTACAGACGAATTTAATGCTCTTCCCGAAGAAACTTTAAAAAGAATGCGTGGAGATTTTGGATAAACTGTGGTATAAAATAAAAAGTTCGTCCGCTAATACGATAATTAGTACTGGTCGTGCAGTATAAAACTCGTTTTTCGCCTGTTATGGCGTTAATCTAACCGGAGTCGTACTCCGTAATTAACGAGAGCGTTTCCCCTACGATAGTGGGTATACGGATAGGTAGTCGCTCCAAAAGACGACTGGTTTTAACAATTCTTGATAAGGAGAATGATTATGGCAAATACTAACTTTGCCGCGTTGACCAGTGAACAATTAACTATCTGGTCGCGTGATTTTTGGCGTGTCGCTAGAAATATGTCCTTCATCAACCAATTCGCGGGTAGCGGGTCCAATGCTATGGTTCAGACTATATCTGAACTTACCCAATCAGAAAAAGGAGCTAGAGCTGTTTTAACACTTTTAGCTGACATGACTGGTGACGGTATTGTTGGAGACAACACCTTAGAAGGTAATGAAGAGGCATTAAGAGCTTTCGACATAGTTGTACAACTTGACCAACTAAGATTTGCAAACAGACTTTCAGGTAGAATGAATGACCAGAAATCTGTTGTTAACTTTAGGGAACATTCAAGAGATGCTCTTGCTTACGCAATGGCTGACAGAATGGACCAGTTGGCATTCTTAACTCTAAGTGGTATTGCTTACACACTTAAGAACAACGGTGCATTAAGACCTGTTCAAAATTCTGGACAGAACCTTGGTGACCTTGCGTTCTCATCTGATGTAACTGCTCCTACCTCAAATAGACATAGAAGATTTGATGCTACAAATGGTATCGTAGCTGGTGATGTTACTGCAGTTGCTGCAGCTGACAAACTAAGCTATAGCGCTATTGTAGACTTAAAAGCCTATGCTAAAGACCAATATATTAGAGGTCTTAGAGGTGCGGGTAATGACGAGACATTCCATCTCTTCGTAACTCCACAAGTTATGGCTGACCTTAAATTAGACTCAGACTTTCTTGCTAACGTAAGACAAGCTGGTGTAAGAGGGCCTCAGTCAAGCTTATTCTCTGGTTCTTCCAGCCTAATGGTTGACGGAATCATGGTACATGAGTTTAGACATGTGTTTAATACTTCAGGTGCTACAACTGGTACGTCCTCAAATGCTGGTGCAGCTGGGTACAAATGGGGTGCTGACGCTGATGTTAACGGTTCTGCATGTTTATTCTGCGGTGCTCAAGCATTAGCTATGGCCGACATTGGTATTCCTGAAATAGTTGAAGACACATTTGATTATGGAAACCAGAACGGTATTTCAATTGGTAAAATATTTGGTCTTAAGAAGCCTAAGTATAACTCTGACCACACAGGTCAAGTTGAAGACTTTGGTGTAATTAGATTAGATGTATCATACTAATTGTGATATATTTTATGGGTGGTTATTAACAACCACCCATATTTAATAAGGAGTTAAAAAGTGAAAATTATTTCTAATGAAGACAAATATGTAGCCTCTACTTGGGGCGCAAGTATTTTTTTAAAAGCAGGTGAACCAAAAGAAGTTTCACATGAACTAGGGTTACTTTGTTTACAAGAAGGATGTGCTGAATATACAGGAGAAATGCCAAGTCCTGTTGTAGAAGACACACCAGTAATAGATGAAGATTCCGGGGGAGCAGCTGAAGAAGTTCCAACTGAAGAACCTGAAACTGTAGATTTACATAGTATGACTAAAATTCAGTTAGAAGAACATGGTCGTACAATGGGTATAGAACTTGATAGAAGAAAAAAGAAAGCAACTTTAATAGAAGAACTACAAGCTGCACAGTAAGGTAAATTATGGGAACACTTACAGGTGCCAATGTAATTTCTAGAGTGCAAGATACTTTACAAGATACTACTAGTGTTAGGTGGTCTGAAGCTGAATTGCTTAGATACATAAATGATGCACAAAGAGAGATTGTAAATCTTAGGCCTGAAGCTTCTGCTATACATGCAAATGTACAATTAGCTACTGGTACAGAACAAAGTTTGCCTTCTGGTGGTTTACGGCTAATTAACGTAGTTAGAGGTATGAATGGTACTTCTTCTAGTGCGACTGGCCTAAGAGCCATAAGAATAGTAGATTCTGATATTCTTAATACATTAGAACCTGATTGGCATGACCCTACTGTTACCGGAGATGCCGCTCATGGTACTGTACCCAAACATTATATTTTTGACGAAGATGACCCTAAAAAATATTACATTTATCCTGGGGTCTCTGGGACTGCGTACGTAGAAATTGTTTATTCTAAGTCTCCTGATGATTTAGGAAGTACATCAGCGACTATCGATATAGACGACATTTTTGCTAACGCAATTATAGATTTTGTTTTATATAGAGCTTATATGAAAGATGCAGAATATGCGGGCAATGCTCAAAGAGCAGCTGCTCATTATCAACTTTTTGCTGCAAGCGTCGGTCAAGGAGGACAGGCCCAACAGTTACTAAGTCCAAATCCGGACGTAGCAGCTATGCCGCCAGCAGGAATAACGAGGTAAATTATGGCTACGTTTGATGGGTTAGTTAAAGAAGTTCTACCTTACGTGCCTGGTTGTCCAGACTCGTTAGTGTTAAACAACTTACGTTCTGCAACTATTGATTTGTGCGAAAAATCAAAAGCTTATGTTTGCGATTTAGACGCTATAACTACAGTGTCTGGTGTTTATGAGTATGAATTTGACCAGCCTACAGGCACCGATGTACATCAAGTTTTATGGATGACTTATGACGGAAATGATTTAGACCCTATAACACCGCGTAGTTTAGAGTTAAATTATCCAGATTGGAGAGACAGAAGTGCTATTCCTCAAGTTTACTTACAAAAAGATGTTAATAGTTTTTGGCTTGTACCGGTTCCTAATTCAACTCTTTCCAATGGTGTTTTAGCTAGTGTAGCTTTAAAACCTAAAAGAACTTCTAATAATATAGATACTAAGTTTTCTGACTCCTATAGAGATGGTATTATCTATGGAGCTCTACATAGGTTATTAAGAATACCAAATAGAGACTGGACTGATATTGGTTCGGCTAATAATTATTTTAGTTTGTTTAGTGAAGAAGTTAGACAAGCAGAACTTAAAGGCAGAGGTGGAGATTTAGGTGTGCCTAGAAAAGTTCATTACAAAGGCGTTGGGTTAAACCCAAGAAAAAGATATAGAAGATATGGCAAGGAGATAGATTACTAATGTCTAGATTAAGTTTAAGCACAAAAGTAAGCGAATCTGTTTATCAAGGTACAGACGAAGCTAATATTTTTAGTACTTTAATGAATAGTTTACTAGACCAAGTACAGCAAATACCTAGAGACCTTTACAAAAACGCAATAAGAAAAAGAAACGAAGGTTTAAAAGGGCAAATGTCTGGTATAGTAAATGCCGATTATGAAATAAGTAAAGGCCCTCTGACTTATGGCGCTTCGAAAGATTATCAATCTGCTGCCGCAGAAGCAACAGAAGCTGTCAAAATTAGCACTGGTATATCTAATGCTGCTGAAAGAAGTATCTTAGCTGATGAAGTAAAGTTAGCCCAAGGAGATATAAAGAAAACAGCTAATACTGTTAAAACTAATTTAAAAAACATTGCTAATTTAGAAGGCGTTAAAATGGCTGATGAAACTCTTAACTTTACAAAAGATATGGCAGACACGAGTGTTCTACAGTCTTTTGTTGGAGGCGTAGCAGGTGGTGTAATAGGGCAAATGAAACAAAATATTCAAACTACTGGCAGACCTTTTCTACAAGAACAAGCTAAATTATTTAAAGCAGGAGAGATTAACCCAACAACTGGGAAGACACTTGCAACAGACCAATACTTTTTAGGGACGGGTGGTATGTTTGGTGTACAAGGCTATTCTCCTTATACGGCTAATGTAGATAGAAGAAAAATAGGAAACGTTAAATTGGTAAAAAACTAATGGCAAGACAACAAGAACAAGATAGCGCGTATAGAGCAAGTATTGAACAATACTACGAAAACACTGCTGGGGTGCAAGATGCTATAGATGCTCTTTCTGTAAACATAGATACTGTAGCTGGTACTCAAGCACAAGCAAAAAAAGCAACGTTACGAGCACAACAAAGAGCAGCAAGAAACAGGTCTAGATATAATGTAAATCTTACAGCTGCAGAACGTAACGAAATGGGTAAGTTAAACCAAAGAGCTTTGCAAGCTAATGTTGCAGGAGCAGGTAATGTTGCTAGAAGAAGTGACCAAGAGTTAAATTTATTTAGGCTACAAGGTTTAGATGCTGTAAGAACAGCGTTAATGGATGTAGGGCAAACAGGCCTTACTTCTCTTGGTACTTTAGCTACTAATAGATACAACCAATATCAACAAATGAGAGGCAAAGCTAAACAACAAAAATCAGGGTTTTTTGGCAAAATTGCTGGAGGCATTGGTTCTTTACTAGGGAGTATATAAATGGCTGAAAGAAACATTCTTTCTAATATAGTTGATACTTTTACTCCTAGTCGTCCTACTTCGCCTGCTCCTAATAATTTAGCAGCTATAACCTTTATGCAAATGCAACAGGATAATAATAATGCTATTCAGGCTGAGATAAATAACAATCAAGATACTATAAATGCAGAGTATGTTGTAGGTATGCTAAAAGAGTTTAATAACGTGTACCAAGCAGAAAGAAGTAATCCAAAAGAAAATGAAGGAGCCGCTGCTAATTATTTATATAACAACATGCCAGCTTTTGGTTTACCCGGTGAAAATATGACTAATTTTCAAGCTTTTATGGCTAGTGTAGAAGGTGACCCTTTAAGTAATAACCCTTCGTTTTTTACTATTTTTTCTTCTAATAACAACCGAATATCTCAAAAGTATGTAGATGAATTAAATGACCCCATAAACAAACAAAAAATGGGTATCAACCCTGAATCTAATATAGTTAACGTAAAACCCCAGTGGAATACAGGCCTTGGAGCTTGGGAGTTTATTCCTATGATACAAACAGCAGAAGGCACTATAGGTGCTGCTACTGTAGGAGGAGTTCCTATAGTAGATTTAGCTGCAGGCGGAAACATGCAAGATGTAGAATCTAATATTATAAAGTTAACTACAAATCAATATGACAATATGATTAAAGAAGGATTCTTTAATAAACAAACTGCTGCTGGTCTTAGCCCTTCAGCTAGTCAAGGTTTTGACATGATGGTAAACACAACTAATGCTCCTGATAGCTCTGAAGTAGATACTATTTTAGCTGACGACCAGACTCCTGCACCAACCCCTGGCCCAAGAGAACCAGCTTTTGGGGGTGGTGATATTCCTACTGGTGCAATTGAGTCAGACCAAATCTCAAGAGTATCTGAAATAGTAGGCGAAGATATAAAACCTAATCAAATCTATAGAAAAATTGATGATACTTCTGGCCATTTAGTTGAAGTTAATACTATGCAAGGGATAGGTAGTGCTAATAGAAAAGCAGGTTCTTTTGCTACAGTTACTCATTATATGCCTGTACCAGATAGTATGGAAATACCGGGCGGGCGTAATTCAAATTATAGTTACTATACTGCAGTTGATGAAACCGGCGGCTATAGGGTT